AATACGTGAGTCGCCCGAACCAACGATACGGCCTGTGAAGGCGTGAATGCGTGAGTCACGGAACTCAGGTGTGATCTTCACTTTGAAGAAGCCTGTGTCTTTGTAGTTGAATGTGCAGTTGCGAAGTTGGAAGCGGCCACTTGTGATGGACGTTCGCATGTTCTGTGGATCACGTGGGTATAGCTTGGAAAGCATCACGCGAGACGTGAATACTTCACCAAGGATTGCCTCACCCTCGTCATACTTTCCATGAGCCATCACTGTGTGATCATCAGGGTACGTAACACTCAACACCTCACCAACTAAACCAGCCCGGAAGTCTGTCGAGAGAACAATCTTTGACTTGTTGCGGTGGGCGTAGGGAGTCGTCCAGTAAGTGACATCATCGATGGCGTCATAAACACCAGTGACTTTGACCTGACGATCCATCGACACTTGGTATGGATGTTTTTCAAATGAGAGTTCGTAGCGGAGGAAGGTCTTCTCAAAGTACACACCACCATCACGAGACAGCAACATGTAAAGCTGACCATCCAACACATCGATCCACTTGATCTTTGCGTCTGAACCGTAGTTCCACTTCATCCAAGCCGACTGAGCCTTCGTGTCCCCATCCATGTACAACTTGTAGATGTAGAGAGAACTTGGGTCTTCCTGTGCCATGAGCATCAGCATGTCGTTTGTCGGGTCACCGGCCATCCGAACGATGGGCGCGGGGATGTACGACAGCGCGTGCAATGTGATGTCAGCAGCCACGTTAGAGACCGAGGCGTCGTCGTACTGATATTCAAATACGATGGCGTCACGGCCGGACTGCGCCGCGAAGTACAACGTGCTACCCAAGGTCATTGGTTTGCACTTCTTCTCTGTCAGGTATGTAGTGGACAAGTCAACCGAAGCGGTGGAGGGTGTCAGCATCTGCGAACCACTCACCTCAAACTGCGCCTTGTTTGACGTCAAGAAGAGAGACTTACGGAAGCCCACAGCGTGCTGTAGGTTGTTCACAGACTCAGACGACGCGGTCAAACCAAAGGCGTCAGAGTCGAGCGACTGCGTAGAGAAGTCTGGCCAGAACGTGAAGAACTTACCAGACTGGCTGAAGAACACAGACTCACCAGACACAAAGCCCAAGCGGTTGCGATGGAACACCACGGATGTGATGTGACTATTCACAAACTCAGGGTTTGGAACGGTGTCGATGTCTCCGGCAATCCTTGGAGTGTAGTCACCCTGCCGGAACTCAAATGTTCCATCCTCTTTTCGGATGAGGAAGTGTGGCATGGTGTCGTGGTCGAACTCGTTGTCCTCATACGGGTCAGGACATTCAACCCAACCACCATCACCAGCACTGTACTTTGCCCAGTAGCCATATTGATCACTACCGATGTTGCCACCCACACGAATCGGGTAGCCCTCTGGCGCGGTCATTGGCAGGTACTCACGGCCCTCAACGACGTCACCCATAGCCCAAGGGCCATAGGTTGGATCAGAGCCTCGTTGTTCAATTTCAAACTCTTGGTTGCCGACGATATAGACCGTGGTGTCATATCGAGTCTTGGTGAACCCTGCGGGCAGCGACATGTTTGCCATCATGTCATCAGCAATCGCTGTGGCACTCAGTGCGGTGGTGACGGTCTTCGACCACACCTTTGTTGAAGTCTTTGTGGGCGCTGTCAGATTCGTGTGAATCCAGACCTCATAGATGGTCGAGGAGTTTGTCACACGACAAGCGACGAGCGCATCATGAACTGGCACGTATGCCGACGGCAACATCTTCACCTGCTTCTTGCGGTTGGCGATGATGGTGTAGTCGGCCACGGTCACGAAGGACACGTCCTGTGACGTCAGACCCGTCAGATATTCTTTACCTGTGCGGGTACCATCAGCGTCAGAAAAGACGACGGTCTTCTCGACACCTTCGAGATCGTAGACCTTGAGGTCACCTTTGTTGACCACAATGACGTACTGCTCGAGGTTGTCTCGGCTGTACGCATAGACCGCCGGATCGTCTTCAGGACTCATGTCCGTGAATTGTTTGATGTGTCGGGATGCTGGGCGGCTCTCAAAGCCACCGGTCACCACAGACACGAGAATGTTATCGGCCTCTTCAACCTGACCGGGCAAACGTACCGGGTCGGGCTGACGAGACACGCCCTGATAAAGTGTCTTGATAGACTGTTCGACAAGTTTGCCCATGTCATTTATCTCCCAGAGTAAGGACTGTGTCGTGCGGTGATGTAGACGGCGTGGGCGCTCTCACGCAGCACGTTGTTGTCCTCACCTTCAGCTTCGGAATCAAGCAGCGCCGTATAGGCTTCTGATTCCTGTCTGACAGCAAAGCTGTCGAGGGCTTGTGATCCCATTGATGTCTCTTGGAACTTACGAGCCGCACGCATGGCGATGTAGTTCTGTAGTTCATAGTTGAGTTCGTCGAAGGCGATTTCGATGATCACATCAACCATCACATCCTTCTTGAACTTGAACGTGTAGTTGCTCAAGTCGAACAACTTGCGTTTCCCGTTCTGTTTGCGAATCACAACATTTAAGTTTTGATCGCGGCCGACAGTGTCAACGCGCAGGTACTGACGAGGAACGATGATCTCGTCGTCCTTATTGCGGTTCATGACAATGCCCTGCTCTAAGTTCTGGTGCCAGCCCTTGGCTAAGACTTCTTTGATTGTTGCGTCCAGTTTGGACTCAGCGGCTTCAGCGTCAGGCAGACCCGAAGTCAGCGAAGACACTGGTGTTTCACCAATCCCGTTGAGGACGATGTTGACTGCATCAAGTTTGGTAAGCATCTTGGTAACTCCGAAAAAAAAGGGCCACCCCCGCATACGCAGGAGTAGCCCTTATTGTTTGCCTTGCGGCGATTAAGCGACTGCGAATTCCACAGCCATCTCAGGACGCATGGTGCCGTGACCCACGAACATCTTGGAGACCATAAAGTCTTCCAGACGACGCACGTCGCGTTCAGTTTCCATGCTGATGTCCAGCAACTTCACAGTTGCCACAGCTTGAGGACACCACATCACACCAACGGTGTTGCTGTAGTCACCACGGTACTTAGAGTACACGCTAGTGTCAGCAGACTCGTCGACGCCGGGGATGTTGCGAGATTTCACAACAGTCACGCCATCGATGTTGATGCTTTCAGCGCGGCTAGACACACCACCGGCAATGTCGGTAGCTTGGAAGTCGCGGTTCAAGACGATGTAGTTGCCGTCGCTGTCCTTCGAGAACTTGATCGCGTCGAACACCTCAGCCTTAACGGCCAAGTAGCGTGGCATGTCTTCAGGAATGTCCTTGTTGTACAAGCGGATGTTGGCGTCGCGAATAGCGTCGATCCAATCAGCACCGTTGTACTTGCCGCCAGTAGCGGACAGCGCGGCATCAGTGATCTTCTCACCGCCGGGGAATGGCGAAGTGCCCGCAGTACGTGCGGCCAAGATCAATTGACGGAACACGTTCTTGTCGAACACTTTGGCCAATGCGCGACCCATCTCAGCAGAGATGATCGAACGAGTGTCGAAGTGCGACAGGATTCGATCGAGGTCGGAAATGCCGTAGTGCGACACAAGAATGTCGTCCACGTTGATGGTGACTTCACCAGTAGTGAAATCGTTGCCCAGCAATTCAGTGCCGGGGTTGTGGTACTCAGCGGTCGCTTTCCAAGTTTTAGGGAAGCGATACGATTTTGCTCCACCGTTCAGGGATTTGACAATGTGCTTGTCCAGCGTGACAGTTGCGGTGTCGAATGCAGTCAATACCTCGCCGCCAAAGACGTCAAGGAATAAGGCACGTTTGTCAGAAGGGCTAGATTGACCAGCGCCAAAGCGAACGGGAGAGGAACTTTGGCCAGTTGCCATAATAGTTCTCCATTTAAAAAGGAAGTTGAAAAGGTGAAATGTTTCGCCTCGTCACGTTTCCCAATCAGATTGTCCACCGTAGCGGGTCAGTTGGTAATCGGTATTTCGGCGTGGAAGAGGTGGTCAACTCCGGCCAAGGAGTATCAAACATCTACCACCAACGCATCACTTGAGGGCTAGTCATTAGATACGCTGTGACCCTTATGGGCAGAACCACTCCCAAATTGCAAAAAAATAGCCACACGTGCCCCGTGAGAGGCGTTGTGTGGCTTATTTTTTAACTTGCGTTTGTTACATGGAATCGTCCATAGACCAGTTGGCACTTTGGATTTTCTGCATGACTTGCTTGCGGAAGGTTGGGCTTGTCGCATAGAGCGGGTTGCTCATGTCGG